TGAAACCAATCTTAGGTTGGAAACTATCTTGACCAACTGCACGAACCATTTGTAGTGGAACATATGGGCAGTAGAAAAGACCTGAGTCATAAGGTGAAGTACCTTTATAACCAACAACATAGAATTGTTTTGCCAAAACATTCGCAGAATATGGGTCAACATATACTTTGAACTTGCCATTAAGAACACCAGCAAAAGTATTACCAGTATCATCAACATTCAAGTTAGTTGAAAGCGCAGGAGCGTAATCTAATACACCAGCCATCTGAAGGGCAGATGCCACATCAGCTGAACAGATGATTATATTACCTTTGCCTCTACGAGTTTGTTGACCAACAGCGTTAGCATCTCTTTCTAGTTGGAAAAGAAGTCCTTTGAACTTCTCAACTGACCAGCGACCATTTGAATCAGTATCAAGGTCGAAGATACCACCATTAGAAGTATTAGTTTGAGCACCAGGTTTTGCATTGGTGTAAATAGTTCTAACTACTTCACGGTTGATTTCAGCAAGAATTTCACTTGACAAGATGTTTGCAAGTTCAGTTTCAGCATCTAAGCCGTGAATTGCTTTAAGGTCTTGTGCAAGTTCCATTGTGTACTCAGCTTTCAAAGCACGGGACTTTGCAGTTACCGTAACTTTGTCAATTGAGAATGCCATTTCAGCAAACTCATCTGTGCCGTCACCCAATGTTTCTGCTTGAGTAGTAGTGAAGCCAACACCAGTAGTATAAGTACCAGGTGAACCATCATTTAATACCGCAGGGTTAGCGCCTGAATGAGCAGTTGCAGAACCAGAACCGCCAGCAGCGTCCCTAGAACCAAAGTCTGTATCAGCTTCGTCAAATAACGCCTCTGTACCAGTTTGAGAAGCATATCGTGATTTCATTGCAAAGATTAGTCCAGTTGGACCACTCATTGGTTGAACACCACAAATATCATACGCAATTAGGTTAGGCATTGCTCTTCGTACTAATGAAATAAGAACAGGATCCCAGTTATCTACACTAGCACCTGTTGCGTTTGCAGGGGCGGCCTCTGACATAAAGCTTCGGTCTTCCCTTACTGCTTTTTCTTGGTTCTCAAGAATAACAGTTGTAACAGCACGCTTATAAGAATCTTCGATTTTTGGCAAATCTGGATGCTCTAATACTGGCTGCCACTTTTCTTGTAAATTTTCAGTAAGATACATTTATCTCTCCTTTTTATTTATTTAATTGTTATCACCCTTAAAAGTTATTTAAAAACTTTAAGGTCTTTTGAAATAGCGGCCGTGTATGCAGCCATAGCATCGGATGTACCGGCATCAGCAGGTATATTCGCCGCCACAGAGTCAACTTCATCACCTGATGCAGTTTCTTCTATTTTTGTCTTAGGGAAATAAGATTCTTTAATAGTTTCTAATTTCTCTTGGAACTTTTCTGCACTATCATATTCAACATTCTCAGCCATAGAAGAAAACTTCTCTTTCTCAGTATCAGCTAAATCTTCAGATACTTGAGCGATTAGTTTTTCTCTATTTGATTCAGAAACATCTTTAGAAAGATTGACATTTTTCTCAATCTGTTCGTTAAGTTTGCCTTCTAAATCTTTAACTTGGTCAGTTAAATCATCTAGTACATTGTATTTTTCTTCAGGAACATCAATATAATGTTCTTTGAAAAGTCCTTTAAGTCCAGTAATGAAATCTTCAGCGATTTCGGTACGAATACCTCTTTCAACTGCTAATTCATTTTCTTTCATCCATTCTTCAACAACATAGTTTAGATATGAATCGACTTTCTCGACCATAGCTTCTTTTACTGTTTCAGTTTCGGATGCAAGTTTTTTCTCAAACTGTGCTTCAAGGATTTTCGTCTGTTCTTTGATTCTTGTTTTTACAGCAGCTTCAAAAATTGTCGCAGCCTTATCTTTAAATTCTTCAGATAAGTCAGCGTCAGATGAAACTAGTGCCTTAACATCATCAGATAAATCAATATCATCAATAGAATCTTCAGCGATTACATCTTCTTCAGTTTCTACTTCTTCAGCAGCACCAGAGGGTTTATTGTCTTTTGGTAAAGACGCCTCATCTTCATCTTTCTGTGCTGGGTCTGATGTTATTTTTTTAACCTTTTTCGTTGAGTCAGGGTTACTATCAGTAGGTTTAACTACTGGTGCACCCAAATCTTCAGCGTCGTTTTGAAGGTGAGTAGCTTCAGCTGGGCTCGCATCTTTGTTAGCTGCGTTCTTTTGCTCTTCTAAATCTACTTCTTGATTAACTTCGGTTTCAGACATTCGGTCTCCTTTATTAAAAATTAATTAATTTGTTAATTATAATTATTTATACAAATTACCATCTCAACCCTTACGCATTGACGGTTTTTTGCGTATTTTTTTACAATTTAGATATAAAATCTGCAAAAATCTTTGTTTTGACTTCGGTCAACTTGTGAATCTTCGCTTTTTCTATTTCTTCTTTGTATTCTTCAACGGTTTTACTTTTCAGTACGCCATTGTCCCATATCCATTCTTTGCCTTCCATAATGCCTTCAACGAAAGCATCTGGCGCCGATGGGTCTGCGACAATATCAGCAGCTGTTGCGAGATAAAAATCTTTACCAACAACACCTCTTCCGTTCGATTGTTGTATCGAACCCATACCCCTTGAAGATACACCTAATTGTGCGCCCTCGTCAATCAAATTTTTGACGATTTTGCCATAAGGAGTATCCATTATTTTCGCCTCACCAATGAAGTTTTTACCTTCAGGCGTTAGACTAGTTATCATATGCGAAACTCTTTCAAGATTAACTGTGGGTCCGTCAGGATGCCCTAGTTCTCCGAAAGCTCTTTTCTTATTGATAAATTCTTTTGTGTAGCGTTTAACTTCGTTTGTCAAAGTTTGTACCGGATAAACTCGACCATTACGGTTCTTAATATCCGCCTGTAAAAAGACACCTTTAATCTTATAATCTTTGCCGCCTTTAGCGTTGCCTTCTTTTAAGATTTCAACATCTTCAACTGTTTCTGTAATTAGTTTCATTTCTCCACCTTTTCTTTGTTATAGACTTTATCGACTATACCCTGTTTAATTTCTTCTCGTTTAACATCATACTTCTCTGCAAATGCTAATTTAAACGCTTCTGCAAGATAAGTTTTAGACCTTGTTCCGACTATTCTCTCTAGAATTTCACGGGAACGGTCTTTAGGTTTTCTCTTACTCATCTATCTTACTTCAATTATTATCGTATAATTATCGCCGGCAACAAATCCTTTCGTTGAAATCAACAAGTCACCTGCAGGAGATGTGTTTGCCGTCAATGTTGCATTATTTGGAATAGAATTACCTGCCGTGTAGTAGTCGTGAAAACCTCTACCAGATAAAAAACATATCGTAGAATTAGCGGAACTTGCGCCACTACCTGCCCACAACAGTTCTATTCCTGATTTACCATTCGTAGTATTGACAGCCCACCAAATCTTCGCAACACTCTTTGTCGCATCTTCGGTCATAAATGTCAAAGCACTAGCGTCCATTTTTGTTACAAGCGTTTCACCTGAACCATCACTCATATTAGTAAATTTCATCACAGTTTTTGTTCCTGATGTATCTACTAAAGTTTGACTTGTTACAGCATCAGCCATTAGTTTCTCCTAAATTCTGTTACTAACAAATAACTCTTTACATTCGAGTCGGTTGTTAGTTTAAATTGTTTATCGTTACCAAATTTTAACTGACCAGGTCGTAATCCATACTTGCCTTTACCAGTTAAACTCAATTTTTTATCTCCATCAGTAACCGCCGGTGTATCAACTTCAATATCAAGTGTTCCTGTGCCCTTTATCTGATAGTAGCATTCAATTAAACTTACTGTGGATTTATTTGTTCCACTTGTAAGTTCAAACGCATCAACCATTATCTGGTCATCTTCACTTCCGATACCTATTGACTTAACGATATGTTTAGCCGAGGTATCCACAACCGTTACATTACTAATTGCCATAAGAAATTAAGCAGTAAAGCTGTTATCTTTTCTTAGTTCAATCATTACAAATCCAGAAACACCATAAGCGTTTAACTTTAAATCTCCTGAAGTTGCACCAGTATTCGTTGCATTATTTGTTATTTTACCAGCAGTACCATCATAATAACCCGTACCAACTAGATTGATTGCTTTAGTATCAGCTGATGCACCTACAAATTCAATATCTGCCCAACCTGTATTATCATCAGCGGTACCTTGTACTAATCCCCACCATATTCTCGTTATATCTAATTTTGCACCATTAGCGTGTCCCGCTAATCCACTTGCATCAAGTACAACGGAGTCAGCAGTAGTATTATCGTTCATGTTTACTAAAACAGTAACTTTACCACCAGCTGCACCACTACCTGAAGCAATCGCTGTGTCTTTGAGTGTTCTTGTTGCAATAGCCATTTTTTATTCCTTTATTTTATTAATTCGTTGTCAAAATAATCTTCAATATCATAAGTACTAACACCGTGTTTTTTTGCTACTACTCTAATAATACCTTCAATCTTTGATACAATAGGGTCCGGTGCCTTGTTAATCCTAGAATAAACATCATTAACCGCAGCCCTCATCTTTGGAGATA